GTTCGAACTTCTCAAATAATTTGCTTTCCACACCATCTTCCATGATGTGTCCTTTATAAGCTGCAAATCCGTTGATTTCAAGGTGCCCCATCGCACACTTGCAAGATGTATTTTTAATAAGTTTATAAACTTCTTCTTCGTTTTCCTGATTTATCCAAGGTAATAATAGAATATCCAAGTTTCCGATTTTTACTTCTGTTGCAGAATCATATGTTTTAATATTGTTATATGATTGAAGAAGAAGTTGTGGTGAATTTACATTATTGGTATTTTTATAATAGCAATCATGATTACCAACAATCATATGCACATTATATTTTTTGAGTCGATCAAAAACAACTCTCTTTGCCCACTCAAGACTTTGATAATCAATTGATTTTCGACTATCAAAAGCATCACCCATATGAATGACCGTATAGATCCCTTGCTCTTCGAGTGTAGGGAAAAACACTTCATCATAAAATTTTTCGAAATAATCATGGAACAATTTCGATCCTTTTCTTGCTCCGTAATGAGTGTCAGTTATGATTGCTATTTTCATATAAAATTAGAACCAGATATGATTTACGTAAATATATTTTGTCCCCTTTATTATTTTATTTCCTTTATGTGCAAATTGCCAATTTGATGGAAATATTAAAGTTTTGTTTTCTTTTGGTATAATTAATTCAAATTCAAATTCTGTTTCTCCACCAACAAAGTTATCGTTTAAGTATGTAATACATGTAAATTGTCTTTTAATATATGGAGCATCTTTATATGGATGATTATAATGAACCCAATCATCAGAATGCCAATTTAAATCATCTTCTTCATTATATTTTGCAAGTTTAATATCGCATATAAATCTACCTTTGGAATATTCTAATCCTTTTTGAAATTGTTTTTTAGAAATTTCTGGAAGAAATTCAATATATTTATTAAATAAACTTAATGCAGGTGGAATATCAAATCCTCCTTGAATTATATCTCTATTTCCAAAAATATAATCTTCTTCAATTCTTCCCCAAGATTTATTTGTTTCATCAAAACATAATTCTTTAAGTTCTTTTAGTTCTTCCTCAGAATAAACATAATCATAAAATAAAAATTGATTCATTAATTAATATCTCAGTTTTGAGTGTACGCTGTCCTTAATTGAATTATAATCGCTATAGTTCTCACCGTCAATAGAATTATCGTCAAAAAAGACTTCATCAAATCCAGTCTTTTCTAAAATTTTATTTTTAATCTCTAACTGACGCTTTTCTCTTTGAATTCTACGAAGAAAAGCATAATGAATAATTTGAGTAAAGTATGCAAAAGGATTTTGCGATTTCTCTGGATCAAAATTGTGAATATACTGAACACAGTTTTCAATACCATCAGAAATCATATCATCTTTGAAAATATAATTTACAAAGTTAGGTTTAAATGAAAGGTGTGTTGCGATCTTCAAAAAACATTCACCAAGATAATTTGTAATCCTTGGTTTTGGGTCTCCTCTTTCTTGTGCTTCTTTGATTTCCTTTTTATACTGAATCAAAGCAGCAAGAAATTCTTTATTATTAACATAGTGTATCGACTTCTTTCTTTTAGTCATTACTTCTGTGGAAATCATTTTAATATCTATCTTAATATCTAGACATTATAACATTTAAGAGCACTAATTACAACGCTTGACACACCCCCCTGAAACAGTTTATAATTACCTTTGTCAGGTTTCAAGATTAATTTTAAGTATCTATAGATTCTTATAGATCTTTTCTAATAATTCTTTAGCATCATTTACATTCCCGATATATCCCATTCGTTTGGATATGTTGGGTTTTTTATTTTTTAAATTATAAAACTTTCTAACATAAGACTGATACATTGTTATCATTTCTATATCATTTGATTCACTTATAGTTAGAACTTTTTCCATATCCAAAATAAACAAATCATCTTTTGTTGTCTTTAGCCATGGTTCTATTTTATATGCAGATCCATTTCTAGTTTGAACATTAGAAACTACTATAGGATTTGATAGAAGAATAAGTGTTTTATCTTTTTCAAAAGAAGGAGAAACTTTTGCAAATATCTCTTCTCCAGAAACTAATTTTAGTGTTGCATAGAAATCGTCTTCAATCATTGTTTTAAATTTACAGTAATTATTTCGTAATTAAAATTTTCTTCATTGTATATTTTAATTCTTTCGATAAAATGATTTAAAGTATAATTTTTTCTTGAATTATAAGTACAATCATCAGCAATATCATAAAGAACGGCTTTAGTCTTATTATTTCCTTTTCTTAAAACCCTACCTATACTTTGAAGGTTTCTTATTCTGGATTTGCTAGGAGATGAAAAAATGACATTATGTAAATTCTTAATGTTTACACCTGTACTAAAAACTCCATAAGAAGCAACTATTATCGCATTAGATTCAGTTTCTGTAATCGCTCTTACTTGTTCTCTTTCATCAGTGCTAACACCACCATGAACAAAGAATACTTTTCTGTTTCCAGTTGCAGAACTATTTATTAAATTGAATAATGGTTG